GCGTGAAGAATAGCATCACAATTGAAGGAGTTGAGTTTGGCTCAGATTGTCGTGCTTTGGTATCTAAGCACAGAGATGGAACAGGAACAATCACTCTGATATTCGAAGGGAAAATTATTTGAAAGATGCAAGGAGATTTGCAAGATGCAGCTAAGATTAAAAGAACTCAGAGAGGACCTGTGTCTCTCTGTAGGACAGATGGCAAAAGAAACAGGTGTTTCACAAAATACAATCCATTTGTATGAGCGAGGTGGATATCCGTCCATTAAGCAAATTGAAATGATTGCTAAAACCTATGATGTAAATCCTGCTTGGTTAGTTGGATGGGTAGATGATGAAATGATGCCTGGAGTCCAGGTCGTTGAGAAAGTTGTCTATAAAGAAAGTCCAACAGCAAGATTGCCAGATTATTTCAACAACAATAACGACGGTAAGATTATCAAGTGGAAGCAGTCACGAAGATATCGAGGGGGTAGGAATTGAAGAAATTAAGCGACGAAGACCTCAAAACATTAGACAGAGAACTTTTCAAATTTCAAAACATTCAACGGACAATAAATTTGAGAAGGCTAGAACTAGAAACTCGGAATCCAGATTCTCAAAGTGGGCCCAGCGTAGGAATAAGCAAACCTACTGAAACCATTGCAATCAGAATAGCGGATGATCCAACCTTAAAATTTCTCGAAGGGTTCAAAGCTATTATTAACAAACTCCTGATCAATCTAGTTGATGAGGATAAGGAAATCTTTAATCTGCGCTGGAGATATCCTCAACTGAGATGGGAAGAAATAGCAGAACAGAAATTCATGAGCAAAGCTACAATCTATCGACGTAGAAGGATTATCCTAGAGCAGTACGCTATTTTGAAAGGTGAGCTATAAATAAACATGAGACAAAAGACATCTTGAAGTCTCACAAAAAAAGGGTTATTATGATAGCATGAACTTCTGAAACAAAAACACACATCACACTTTAGGAGTCATCCTTAATTCTAGTCAGAAAAGTTGTCCAACAGAAGTATCGTCAAGAGTCAGCAAATGCTGGCTTTTTGTTTTGTGGAAAGGAGGTAGAATATGGAATTTGTATCACCGATAAAAGATAATGATGACATTCAGGCAATGAAAGATTATCTCAAAGAGTGGAATGAGATGTATTATATGCTATTCATTACAGGCCTGAATACTGGCTTGCGAGTCGGAGATATACTTACCTTGAAAGTTAAAGATGTTCAAGGTTGGCACATCAAACTGAGAGAACGGAAGACTGGCAAGCAGATAACAAGACGGATGACAAAAGAGCTCAAGAAAGAAATGAGGAGATATGTCGAAGACAAACCATTTCATCATTTCTTATTCAAGAGTAGGCAAGGTCAGAATAAAGCAATCACTCGTGAGCGAGCCTATCAAATCATACATGAAGCAGCTGAAGAACTAGGCATTGATAATGTCGGTACTCACACAATGCGAAAAACATTTGGCTATAAATATTACAACAAGACAAAGGACGTAGGGACATTGCAGAAAATGTTCAATCACTCATCACCTGCAATCACCCTGAGATACATAGGGATAGAGCAAGCAGAGCTTGATGACGCACTACGGAACTTTGTCATTTAATTTTTTTAGATATTACTTTCACATAATGAGTTAAGCATAAACTGAAAAAATGAAACTCTTTAAAACCCATGCTTAGTAAGGGTTTGAGATTTAGAGTGAGTTTAACAAAATATAAGATATGTGAAAGTGAGAGGTAAAATTGGTATAGATGGAGGATGAAACATTGGGATTATTTTTAGGATATCTAGTTGTCTATTTTTTAACCTTAATTTGTTTAGTCGTTATTTTTGATTGGGGGAAAAGTGATGTATTAAAGTTAGTTGAGAATGGATTGATATTTCTTTTCTTACCACTCGTATTTGTTTTTGTATCGGCCTATGATTTTATAAACAAAATAAAATGAGACAAAAGGCATCTTGAAGTCTCACGAAAAAGAGTTTATTATGGTAGCATAGATTTCTTGTATGAGATGGGATAGGTCAAAGGCCTGTCCCTTTTGCATTGAGAAAGGAGGTTTGAGATGTATAACAAACCTATCAGACCATCCTTGAGATCTAAGAAGTGGGAGAAGTTCCGTGATAGGATAATGCGTAAGCATGATTATCTTTGTCAAGAAAGTTTGCGTTACGGAATTTCTGTTCAAGCAGAAATGGTTCACCATATCTTTCCTGTATCTGAATATCCTGAACTTGAATTCGTTGAATGGAATTGTTTGCCGTTGACGAATAAGAAACACAATACGTTTCATGATAGAGTGAACGATAGAGTAATCAATCAAGGATTGTATTGGCAGAAAAAAAGAAAAAAAGAATTTTTAAATTTTTTCAAAAATGAAAAATGAAAATTTTTAGTCCCCCCTCTTTTTGAAAAATCATTTTGGCCAGTAGGGTACCGGTGAAGGGAACTTTTTCCAAGTCGGGGGCCTTCAAACAAAAAGGGGGTAAAAACTAAGCGATTTTGACGAAAGGAGGTAGTTTTTGGCTAAACCAATTACAGCAAAGTCGATTAAGTCAAAAGTAGTCAAGCAGATGAAAGACTTGGGCACTTATCGTAAAGAGTTCGAAATGATCATTGATATTTTTGCAGGAATGCTCTATCAGTATCAGAAACTTGCTCAAGATTATGCTGACATGGGTTATCCAGTAACAGACACCTACGTCAATAAGGCTGGTGCAGAGAATGAGCGCAAAGTTCCAATCTTGACAGCGATGGAAATTTTGAGGAAAGACATCCTCAGCTACTCTAATCAGCTGATGATGAATCCGAAGTCTCTCGGCGAGGTAGTAGAACAAGAAGGTGATTCAGTTCTTACTGAGGTCCTGAAGTTCAAGAACGAAATTAAGAAGAAACGAGTGACTGGCAATGGGTAATCTTGGCAAAGCGAAAGAGTATGCTCAGCACGTCATATCTCACAGAGAGGAACATTGTGAGGAGAACATTCTTGCAGCTGAACGTTTCTTGCGTGATCTTGACAATCCAGAATTTGATATGGATGAGGAAATCGTTGATTTCGTTGTCCACTTCATCGAAAACACGATAGTCCATCAGCAGGGTGATGATATGTTTGCGGTGTCTATCCGTAACAAGCCATTACTCTTGCAACCGTGGCAACACTTTGTGGTGGTTAATCTATTTGGATTTTACTACAAGGGTACAAATGAGCGCAGGTTCAAAGAAGCGCTTATCATGCTTGCTCGGAAGAATGGGAAAACCTCATTTACTGCTGCAATCGCACTTGCTTATCAGATATTAGACACAGACAGCGGTTCAAAATGCTACATCGTGGCTAACTCGGTCAAGCAAGCTATGGAAGCCTTTGGATTCTTAAAATTCAATGTAGAGCGATGGAATGACAAGAACATTCGTATCAAGGATAACAACCAGGAACACTCAATCACTGCTAATTTTGGTATTGAGGGTTCTTTCTTTATCCAGGCACTGGCCAACGATGAGAGCCGTTTGGACTCTTTGAACGGAAACGTTATTATCTTGGATGAAGCTCACACGATGCGGAATAGTAAGAAATATGGTCTTATGAAGAAAACAATGTCAGCATACCGAAACAGTATGCTTTTTGTTATCTCTACGGCTGGGGATATTCCTACTGGTTTCCTTGCTAATCGTCTTAAATACTGTCAAAAGGTTCTTAAGCAATTGGTCAAGGATGATTCCTTGTTCATGTTTATCTGCAAAGCTGACCAGACGACTGATGGAGATGTGGGCGACTACCTGGACGAGAATGTTCTTAAAAAAGCCAATCCTTCGTGGGGGGTGACGGTATCGCTCAAGGCTCTGAGAGAAGAAGCAGAGCAAGCTATGAACGATCCACAGACAAGAAATGAGTTTTTCAATAAAACTTTGAATGTCTTTACTAACTCAATGAACGCTTACTTCAATCCTGATGAGTTCATTGCTTCAGACAGTCGCTATGATTGGACCTTAGAGGAGCTGGCACGCTTGCCTATCCAGTGGTATGGTGGGGCTGACTTGTCAAGATTGCACGACTTAACCGCCGCTGCTCTTTATGGTGTCTATCATGATGGCGAGAAAGATATTGATATTTGTATCACACACGCTTTCTTTCCTCGTGTCAATGCTCAGAAAAAAGCCAATGATGACGGGATTCCACTCTTTGGGTGGCAGTCTGATGGCTGGCTGACGATGAGCAATACTCCGACCGTTCTCTATGATGATATTGTCAAATGGTTTATCAAGATGAGGGAGAAAGGGTTCAAGATTGCTGCTGTTGGGATGGATAGGAAGTTTGGCCGTGAGTTTCTGACGAAGATGAAACAAGCTCGGTTTAAGATGATTGACCAACCACAGCTTTTCTATCTGAAATCAGAGGGATTCAGACGGATTGAGTTCAAAGTTAAGAATAAAGAGTTTTACTATCTTCATTCTGATGCTTATGAATATTGTGTAAGTAATGTTAGAGCTATTGAAAAGGTGGATGATGCTGTGCAATATGAGAAATTAGACGGTGACGGTGGTACTGCAAGGATTGACTTGTTTGATGCTAGCGTCTTTGCTTGTATTCAGGCTCTTGCTAATCTTGGTAAGAATCAGAATGTCATGAGCTTCTTTGATTAGAGAAAGGAGGTGAGGAAAGATGGGGCTTTTAGATAGGTTTTTGAAACGTGGTAAGAGTCGAGGTGGAACGAATGTTATCACTCATTCAGATTTTGGACTTTATATTGACGGTGATAGCTATGTGCCTTTGGCCCGCAATCCTGATGTGATTGCTGCGGTCAACAAAATTGCTGACATGGTGTCGAACATGACTATTCACTTGATGGAGAATACTGATAAAGGCGATATCAGAATAAAAGACGGACTGGCTCGCAAGATCGATGTAAATCCATGCGACAATATGACTCGCAAAACTTGGATTTTCAAGATTGTGCGTGACCTGTTGCTATTTGGTGACGGAAATTCAGTTCTTCATGTTGAGTATGATCCTGTGAATGATTATATTTTGAACTTGAGACCGTTCGCAATGAGTGAGGTTTCTTTCAAAAGTGATGATGTTGGTTATATCGTGAATTATCGTGGTATCGACTACAACCCAAGCGAAATCGTGCACTTTGTAATCAACCCAGATCCAGACAATCCATTTGTAGGGACTGGCTACAGACTTGCTCTGAGGGATATTGTTAGGAATTTAAACCTTGCTACTCAAATCAAAAAAGGCTTTATGAATGGCAAGAACGTTCCTAGCCTGATTGTTAAGGTTGATTCTTCGGATGGAGAATTGGCCACGCAAGAGGGACGAGACAGGGTTGCTAAGAAATATTTAGCAACAAGTCAGGCAGGTGAGCCGTGGATTATTCCTGATGCTTTGTTGAGTGTAGAGCAGGTTAAGCCGCTTAGCTTAAAAGATATCGCTATTAATGAATCTGTTGAAATTGACAAGAAAACAGTTGCTGGGCTTTTGGGAGTGCCAGCTTTTATTTTGGGAGTTGGTAGCTTTGACAAAGAAGAATACAACAACTTTGTCAATACAACGGTCATGAGCATTGCTACGACGATCACTCAGACCTTAACGAGAGACTTACTCGTTTCAAATAATCGGTATTTCAAACTTAATGCTCGCTCGCTTTATTCGTATGACATTACAGAGTTATCTTCAGTTGCTGAACAGATGACTAAAAGCATGGCAATGCGTCGAAATGAGTGGAGGGATTGGCTTGGGATGCCACCAGATCCTGATATGGATGAGCTCCTTGCTCTTGAAAATTATCTACCGCAAGACAGACTTGGGGACCAGAAGAAACTGAAAGGGGGTGAGGAAGAGAATGAACAAACGGAATAGCTATCGCACTGCTCAGTTCAAAACACGAGAAGAAAGTGAAACTGGTGATTTGATTTTGAGTGGGTACTTTATCAAGTTTGATGAAGTTACTGAATTATGGCCAGGTTACTTTGAAGTTATTAAGCGTGAAGGTGTTGAAAAAGCAATTCAAAACGCTGACATCCGGGCATTGTTTAACCATGATGATAGTTTAGTGCTTGGTCGTACTGGTAACGGGACGGTCATTTTAGGAGTTGACGAAATCGGACTTTACGGTGATATCATCATCAATAAGGATGACCCGCAAGCTGTTGGGGCCTATGCTCGTGTTCAGCGTGGCGATGTGATTGGATGTAGCTTTGGTTTCATCCCAATCAAAATCAATACGGAAGAGCAAGCAGATGGTTCGTACCTGGACACTATCTTAGAATTAGAAATCTTTGAAGTGAGTCCATGTACTTTCCCAGCCTATCCGCAAACGGAAATTGCTGCACGACAGAAAGACTTTGAAAGTCAACAGCGTGCCAATCGTGAAGCGCTGGACAAGCGCAAGAAAGAAATTAAGGAGAAATTTAACCTATGCACAAATCATTGATTTTAGGCGCTCGCATGCGCAACAAAGCAGAAAAAGTGGTAGAACTTGAAGAATCAATCAAAGAATTGAACAAGCGTTCTGAACTTGAAGCGAAGAAATTGGATCAAGCTGGAAATGATGAAGAAGTTTCAGCAGTTGAAAAGAACCTGGAAGACATTCAAAAAGAATTGGATGAAAAATTGGCAGAAAAAGAACAACTTGAAAAGGAAATCGAAGATTTGCAAAATCAAGTTGAAGAACTGAATCGTAAGGCACCGACTTATCCAAGCAAAGAACATCGTGGAGGACAAAAATTGGAACAACGTGACGCAATTGCTAAATACATTCGTACTGGTCAAACTCGTGACATCGTAGGCTTGAAAACTACTGATTCAGGAAGCGCAGCTCTAATCCCGACTGAAGTACTAAAACCTCACTTCCTTGAAAAAACACGCAGTCCACTTTTGGATCTTGTGGAACGTGTTAAAGTTAACAGTGGATCTGGTAAATATCCAGTTATCAAGAAAACGGATGGTGTAATGGTTTCAACAGATGAATTGAAAGCAAATCCAGAACTCGGAAAACCAGCAATCAGCGAGATTGATTATTCAATCAAGACTTACCGTGGATACGTTCCTGTGTCACAAGAAATGATTGACGACGCAGACTATGACATCATGTCCATTGTTGAAGACGAAGTGTTCAATCAAGGTGAAAACACTGAATTGTCATTAGTTACAGCTGTCCTCAAAACAGCTACCCAAGCAGATGCAGCTGGATTTGATGGTATTAAAGATATCTACAACAAGAAGCTTAAATCAATTTACAAAGCAAGCATCGTTGTAACTAAGTCAATGTTTGCTGCACTTGACAAGGTGAAGGATAAAGATGGGCGCTACATGCTTCAAACTGATGTAGCTTCACCTACTGGCTATTCATTTGGTGGGAAAACAATTTACAAAGTAGATGACACAGTGTTTGGAAATGAAGGGGACATGAAATTCTTCATCGGTGATGTCACTGAGTTCGTCAAAGAGTTTGACCGTGCTCAAGTATCCGTTAAATGGGTGAACAATGACATTTACGGACAATTGCTTGGACTTTTTATCCGTTTGGATATTAAGAAAGTAGATGAAGAAGCTGGATTCTTCGGAACCTATACTGATGTTGTAGCTTAAGGAGGTAACGTATGAGCTATAAAGTAATCCGTCCTTTCAAGGACTTGGCTGATCCTGAAAAACATGACTATGCTGTTGGCGATATCTTTCCTCGTGAGGGATATGAGCCAACAGATAGCTTTACCAATGGCCTTTTGACTGGTGCCAACACTGCTGGCTCTATCTTCCTTGAGGTTTTGGGAGATGATGAACCTAAGAAACCAGCTCCTGAAACAAAAGAAGTTAAGGAAGAGCCCGCAGTTGAGCAGGAAGAAACAGTTGAGGAAACTGCTGAAGAGCCTGCTAAGGAAGTTGAGGAGTAAGCATGGATGAAGGTCAGCTTTTAGAATTGCTGAAGCTTAAGCTGGGTATTTCAACCAGCTTGAGAGACAAGCCGTTAGAAAAAATCATTTCAAGTGTCATCACTGAATTGACCGATAACCTCGGTATCGAGCTTGTCGGTGAGCGTGCTGACCATGAAATGTTTATTGTTGACTATGCTGCTTATCGCTATGAGGGTGGGGTGGATATGCCACGCCACCTTCAGTGGCGACTGCATAATTTACAGATAGCATCAAAGAAAGAGGTCAAGAATGTGGAATCATGAAATCACGCTGATCTCTAAAAAAGTCACAGGTAAGGATAAACTACTACAACCAATCTCTGAAGATGTTGAAGTTACTCTGTTGTGTCGTAAAAAGAAGGTTACTCGCTCTGAATTTTATCAGGCGAATCAGGCAGGGCTTAAACCGAGCTTGGTCGTTGAGATTCGAAATTTTGAGTATGAGAATCAAGAGTTTGCGAAGTTTGAAGGCAAGCAATATCGCATCTTAAAAACCTATCCGATCAATTCTGAAATTTTAGAGTTAACTTTATCAGAGGTATTGAAATGAGCAATGATCTTGCTGATTTGATAGCGAAAGAGCTTGCAGCTTACTCTGATGAGGTTACTGAAGAAGTGGATAAGATTGCAGAGCAGGTGGCTGATGAGACTGTGGATGAGTTGAAAGAGACAAGTCCGAAACGATACGGAAAGTATCGTAGAAATTGGAAAAAGAAGAAGTTGGCCAATGGCTCTTTTGTTGTGTTCAACGCAGTTGCAAGTCTTACTCACATACTTGAGAATGGGCACCTTTCAAGAAATGGTGGTCGTGTCGCTGGTATCGTCCACATCAAGCCAGCTGAAGAAAAAGCAATTCAGAACTTTGAGAAGCGTATCAAGGAGATTGGGAAATGAAGCTATCAGACTTTGCTGCTATTTTGGAACAGGCAAACTTGCCTGTCACTTATCGAGCGTTTAAAATTGGAAACGCTCCTGACCTACCTTACCTGGTCTATTATGAATCAAGTCCAGTCATCAATGCAGCTGACAACACGGTTAATCATCAGATTAAGAGCGTGACGGTTGAGCTGGCTTTTGAGAGTAAGGATGAAGATTTGGAAGAACGTCTGGAAGAGCTGTGGACAACCCATGAGCTCTTTTTCGATGTTCAAGAAGAAACATTTATCGAGACTGAAAGACTCTATGTCAAGTCTTATACGGTCTATCTATACTAAGGAGGAATGACATGACTCAAGAAAATAAAGTAACCTATGGTTTAAAAAATGTTCACGTTGCGCCAATTAAATCAATTGGTGCAGATGGAGTGATTGCTTACGATGAAATTTTCCGCTTTCCTGGAGCAATGGAATTAACATTGGATCCAAAGGGTGAATCAACACCAATCAAAGCAGATGACATCGATTATCACTTTATGAATTCAAATGAAGGATATGAAGGTAAATTCAAAATCTCTCACATTATTGAAATGTTTGCGACTAAGATTTTGGGTGAAATCAAAGATGCTCAGACGGGTGTTTTGACTGAAAAAGCTGATGCAGAATTCACATCATTTGCCTTGATGTTCGAATTTTCAGGGGACAAGAACAAAACACGTCACGTCCTTTACTACTGTTCAGCGAGTCGTCCAGGAAATGGTTCAAAAACCAAGAACGGTACAAACGTCAATGAGCGTGAACTTGGCTTTAAAGCAAGTCCTCGTCCTCTGGATTCAGTTGTTAAACGTTCTATCACATCAGCTGATAATAAGGAAATCTATGACAACTGGTTCAAGAAAGTGTATGAACCTACTGCGGTGGCAGCTTAAGGAGAAAATCTATGCGTAAAATCGTTTTGGTTGGTGATCAGGAGTATGAGTTGGGGACCAACGGCTATACTCCTATCGCCTACAAGCAACAATTTGGGAAAGATTATTTTCAAGATTTGTTCTCAATGTTGAAAAATCAATCATTCATGAATGAATTGAACAAGCTGGAAGCTGAAAAAGAATTGACAGTGACTAACATTGACATTTCAATGCTAGAAGAGTTTGATATGACCTTTTTCAACCGTCTTTTTTGGACCTTTGCTAAATCTGCAAATCCTCAAATCAAGCCTTATGAACAATTCTTCATGGAAATGGAAGTCTTTCCGATTCAGGAAGTTGGACCTGTGCTGATGGAAATGCTGAATGCGAGCATGACGACAAAAAAGCACCAGATGAATCAGAATCAGCTAGCGAAGAAATCTTTACAGTAGAGTCCTACTTATCCTGCTGTAAAGAAACTGGTCTGTCTATCGATGATCTAAAGCATATCTCAATCGGAATGGCTCTGGATTATCAGACGGATTATGTGAATTTACGGAGTGAGGATAAGGGTGGCGAACGGAAAGCCACGCAAGCTGATTTTGACAGTTTTTAAAGAAAAAATGAGTGCTGAGAGAGCGATTCTGAGACCAAGTTCGTTGGTCTGACTGCATTATCAGTGGTAGAAGTTCTCTCAGCGCTTTTCTATTTTTTATGAAAGGAGGAAATATGGCAGGAAATATCAAAGGTATCAAAATTGAAATCGATGGCGACACGCAACCTTTACAGAAGGCGCTGAAAAATGTCAATAAGGCTGCTACTGATGCAAGTCAGGAGTTGAGACAGATTGACAAAGCATTGAAGTTTGATACAGGCAACGTAACGCTTCTCACTCAGAAACAAGAGGTTTTACAAAAGCAAGTTTCGACGACCAAGGAGAAACTAGAAACCTTGAGACAAGCTCAGTCTCAGGTGGAGCAGCAATTCAAAAATGGTGATATCGGTGCTGACCAGTACCGTGCTTTTCAACGTGAAGTAGAAGTTACTCAAAACGTCCTAAAAGGATATGAGGGTAAGCTTGCAAGCGTGAATCAGGCGCTTGCTGAGAATGGGAGTGCTACTCAGAACAACAAGAACCAATTAAAAGAGTTGCAAAATGAGCAGAAGCAACTGGCTAGCGAGAATGAAAGAGTAGTCAGTTCATTCAAATTGCAAGAAAGTCAGCTAGGAGCTAATGCAAGTGAAGCTGACAAGTTGGAGCTTGCAGAGAAAAGAATTGGAGCTCAATCTGATATTGTTGCTCGGCAGATTGAAAATCTAGAAAAGCAACTAGCTCTTACAAAGCAAGAGTATGGTGAAAATTCAGCTGAAGCCAATAAGATGGAAACGCAGTTGAATCAAGCTAAAACGGCTTACTCGAATCTCTCTCAAGAGATGAGTAACCTTGGGAACGCTGGTAAACAAGCGAGCGGAACCTTAAGCGAGACAAACAATCTCTTAAAAGCTGAATTGCTCAATCAATTTTCTGAAAAACTATCAGATATCGGTCAAAAATTGGTTGATTTTGGGAAGAGTGCTCTTGAAGCCTTTCGTCAAGTAGATGAGGGTATGGACACCATTGTCACTAAAACTGGCGCTGGTGGAAAAGCACTTGAAGACATGCAAAAAATCGCAAATGATATTGCAACAGCGTTACCAACAGACTTCTCAACTGTAGGTAATGCTGTCGGAGAGGTTAATACTCAATTCAAATTAACTGGCGATGCATTAAAAAACGCATCGGAAGATATAATTAAATTTGCAGAAATCAATGGTTCGGATGTCACGAATGCAACAATACAATCTAAACAAGCTATAGAAGCTTATGGATTTTCTGTTGACGACTTATCAAAAGTTTTGGATTCTACTACTTTTGTTGCTCAAGAGACTGGGGTTTCAGTTGATGATTTGATGAAGAAGGCAACAGATGGAGCTCCACAAATTAAACTTCTTGGATTAAGTTTTGAAGAAGCAGTGACTCTAATTGGACAACTTGAACAGCACGGTGTAGACTCATCAGCTGCTTTATCAGGTTTGACAAAGGCTGCTGGATCCTATGCCAAAAAAGGCAAATCCATGACAGAGGGATTGAAAGAAACCATTGATTCTATCAAAAATAGTAAGAGCGAGACAGAAGCTCTTAGTATTGCGATGGAAATTTTTGGAGCTAAAAAAGCTCCTCAAATGGTTGATGCAATTAAACGTGGCGCACTAAGTTTTGAAGAGTTGGGTTATACTGCTGAAGTCTCAGGTGGATTAGTATCTTCAACTTTTGAATCTACGTTGGATCCGATTGATAAATTCAAGGCTGCGCAAAATTCAGTAACATTAGCTATGTCTGAAGTAGGTGCTGCAATTGCAGAAGTCTTAGCTCCTGTTTTTGAAATATTAGGAAATATCGTCAAGGGGCTTGCTGAATGGTTTAGCAGTTTACCTGGACCGATCAAAGAGTTTGTAGTGGTTATGGGTACTGTCGTGGCTATTGTAGGTGTAATTGTCCCTATATTTTTAACACTACAAGCGGCTGCAACTGCTTTGGAAATTTCGATTGGTGCAATGATTACAGCTGCTCTCCCAATTATTGGAACAGCTTTAGCGATTGCTGCTGCTGTTGCGGGAGTAATAATCGTTTTGAAATATCTCTGGGAAACTAACGAAGGTTTTCGAGATGTGGTCACGACCGTTTGGAATGCGATTCTTGAAGTTATCAATGCAGTCGTATCAGAAATTTCTAATTTTGTCATGAGCATCTTTGGAACGGTTGTTGCTTGGTGGACGGAGAACCAGGAACTTATTCGAGCAAGTGCTGAGACTGTCTGGAATGCTATCTATACGGTTATAAGCACAATTCTGGAAATTTTAGGTCCACTCATTCAAGCTGGTTGGGATAATATCCAACTTGTCATTACAACAGCTTGGGAAATCATCAAGACCGTTGTTGAGACTGCAATAAACGTTGTCCTTGGTATCATTCAAGCAGTTATGCAGATCATCAATGGTGATTGGTCAGGCGCTTGGGAAACTATCAAGGGAGTGTTTTCTACTGTATGGCAAGCTATTCAAAGCATTGTTCAGACCATTTTTTCAGCTATCCAGAGCTACATTTCAAATGTTCTCAATGGTATTTCAGGAACTGTATCAAACATCTGGAACGGCATCAAGGATACTGTCTCAAATGTGTTAAATGGTATATCTGGCACAGTATCAAGTGTTTGGGAAGGTATCAAGAGTACTATTTCAGGAGCTATCAATGGTGCAAAAGATGCTGTATCTTCAGCTATTGAAGCTATCAAGGGATTGTTTAACTTCAGTATCAGTTGGCCACACATCCCACTACCGCACTTTCATGTGAGCGGGTCGGCCAATCCATTAGATTGGTTGAGTCAAGGTGTTCCAAGTATTGGAATTGAATGGTATGCCAAAGGCGGTATCATGACAAAACCAACCATCTTTGGAATGAATGGAAATAACATGATGGTTGGCGGTGAAGCTGGGAATGAAGCAGTGTTACCACTAAATGACAAGACACTTGGTGCTATCGGTCGAGGTATTGCTCAGACTATGGGTGGAACTTCACCGACCATCAATATCACTATCACTGGCAATACCGTCAGAGAAGAAGCTGACATTATTCGGATTGCTGATGAGGTAGCGCAGAGGATTGCTGACGAATTGCAACGTAAGACACAATTGAGAGGAGGGTTTGCATGATAAAGCATAATGAGCTTGTGATTGACGGTGTGAGGACATCGTCTTTTCCTTTTAAGGTCATTGTCCATGATTCTCCCTCAATTTCTCTAGGAGAGAGCAAGACAGCTCTCTTGGAGCATGGTGGTATCAGTGGGGCAATCGTTCAGACAAACAAGCATAGGGAACTGGTCAAAAAATCTTATACGATTTACTTAGTCAAACCGACTGAGGAGCAGATGAACCAATTTATGAGTCTGTTTATCCGCGAGAAGTTCTGGCTAGAGAGTGAGCGAGTCAAAACAACTCGTCTTTGGTGCTATAAGGTCAATGTGAGCGACCTTGAAGAAGTGCAACCTGGTCTTTATATGACTAAAGCAACCTTCACTTGTCACCCTACCAAATACTTTAAAGACACCGATACACAGAGATTGACAAGAAGTGGGACTTTGACTGTTCAAGGTTCTGCTCTTGCCTTTCCTAAAATAACAATCGTTGGCCAGAGCACTGTTGAGACTTCGTTTACAATCGCTGGTCAAATCATCCGTCTTGAACGACTCACTGAGTCGCTTGTGATGGTCAATAATCCTGACAATCCAAGTTTTAAAACAACAACAGGGAAGCCAGTCAAATGGTCAGGGGATTTTATCACAGTTGATCCAGCGAAACTTAAGAATGTTGGGGTTGTTTTGGGTCCAGGTATTCAATCGCTTGAAATCGAAACGGTTTGGGGGTGGGCATAATTGCTTTATCTACTTAATAAAGATGTAAGAACTGTTCGATGGAACGGGGAGCCACTTCATGAAGCAACTTCGGCGATTGTTAAAGAGACCATGAATGGTGATTTCACCTTAACTGTGAAATATCCTATTTCTGACTCTGGTATTTATCAACTTATTCAAGAAGATATGTTGATAAAAGCGCCGACTCCTGTTCTTGGTGCGCAGCTATTTCGCATCAAGAAACCTGTTGAGCATAATGACCATCTGGAAATCACAGCTTATCACATTTCAGACGATGTGATGCAACGGTCTATCACGTCAGTGAGTGTTACTAGTCAGAGCTGTGGCATGGCTCTTTCTCGCATGGTTCAAAACACCAAAACTGCTTTGGGGGATTTTTCTTTCAATAGCGACATCCAGGATCGTAGGACCTTCAACACGACTGAAACAGAAACTCTGTACTCTGTATTGCTGGACGGTAAGCACAGCATTGTTGGTACATGGGAAGGCGAGCTGGTGCGTGATAATTTCGCTCTAACAGTTAAGAGAAGCCGTGGGGAGAATCGTGGTGTTGTTATCACGACACACAAGAATCTGAAGGATTACCAACGCACAAGAAACAGTCAGAATGTTGTCACAAGAATCCATGCCAAATCGACTTTTAAACCTGAAGGTGCTGAAAAGGAAACGACCATCAGAGTGACTGTTGATAGTCCTCTTATTAACTCTTATCCTTATATTAATGAAAAAGAGTATGAGAACAATAACGCAAAGAGCGCTGAAGAGTTGCAGAAATGGGCACAGGCTAAGTTTTCAAATGAGGGCATTGACAAGGTCTCTGATGCTGTCAAGATTGAAGCCTATGAACTTGATGGGCAAGTGGTCCATATGGGTGATACGGTCAATCTCAAGAGTTGGAAGCACAATGTCGATGCATTCAAGAAAGCTATTGCTTATGAGTTCGATGCCTTAAAAGAAGAATATATCTCTCTGACTTTCGATGATAAGGCAGGAGCTGGTGGTTCTAGAACATCTGGTGGCTTATCTAGCGCAGCGGATGCCATCCTTGGAGTAACAGAATCTGCACAAGAAATTGCCCTTGAAAAGGCTCTTCAAAATGCTGACTTAGACTTTGATTATCAAGCTGGATTGCTTAGACAGGAAATTTTGGACGGTATCGAACTTGCTAGGGCTAAAGCTGAAGAAGTTAAAAGAGAACTCTCTGACACTATCGACCAGCGGTTTAGCAGTTTTGACAATGGACCACTACAAGAAGCCAAGCGTAAGGCCGAGGAAGCTTTGCGAAACGCTGGCGCAAGCAGCTTACTCGCTCAAGAAGCCAAGCGAATTGGGTTGGATTCTGTTGCCAAACTTGAAGAGTTTAAGAGACAGTCTACGAGCGCACAGACGGCTCTGTCGGATGATTTGGATGCCTTGAAACAGACTGTCACAAGTGAGGTCAATCAAGCTTCAGAATATCGCAGAACGACCACAGAGGCCCTTAGTCGCATGACTGGCCAGATGGACGGATTTGCGACGAAATCAGAGGTCAGACAAGATGTAGCTGGTCTGACTGAGACATTTGCTAGGCTTAAAACAGATACTAACAATTTGATTTCTGGTGCTAAAAGTGAAATCACTCTAGCAAAAACAGAATTCAAGAAAACAGCTGATGGCTTATCTGCTAAAATGTCAGCAGTCGAGAGCTATGTTGGTCAAGACGGTCAGCGACAAGAAGCATTGAGAAGATACACTCGAGAAGAGAGTGCACGACAAGCGACAGCAGTTCGTGAGCAGATATCCAGAGATTACGTTGGGAAATCGACTTATCAAGAAGACGTGAGAGGTCTAGAACGTCGATTTAGTGCGATAAGCACGCAGACGAACAATGATATCGCTTCGAAAATTGCTCAGTATAAGCAAACAGTTGATGGTCAATTTGCAAGCATCACATCTCAGATTGCTGGCAAGGCTAATCAAGTCGATTTTCAGCAAGTCAGAGAGACCAGTCAGCTCTATGAGCGAATTCTGGGCAATACTAATAACAGTATCGCAGATAATGTCGCTCGCATGGCTATGACAAGCCAGCTATTTCAGGTCGAGGTTGCTAAAAGTCTTGGAAGCGACAATAATTTAATCGTCCGCTCGAAGTCGATGGACAGGAATACACTTGTTAATGAAGGCAACACTAAGAGAGTTTTTGTGAACAACGGTATATTTACCATTCGATGCACTGGAAATTCAGGCTATACATTCACAGGATTCACGCTACCGCTTTACATTGACAGAATGGCTAGAGGTGAGACATATACTCTTAATTTTAAGTATCGCATCATGGGAAGGTTAGACCATAATTTCACAGTTGTTGCTAAAAATCACCAAGCGAACGAAGGAATTTTATCTTCAAACATAGCCACAAGTTCTACTGCAGTTTCGAGCAGCTGGCAAGAGTTCAACGAAACATACACTATTTCCAAAGATTTTGAATTTGGAGATAACAGACTTTATCCACTCTATATTTACTTGGCCAAAAATGGCTGGGTAGAAATCAAAGAAATTATGCTCGTTCGGGCTTCTCAGACGAACGGATATAAAGCCAGTCAATTTGATGATATGTCCGAAGCCGTTCGTACGGTTCAAACTCAACTTGCAGGGTCATGGTCGGTTCAGAATCTGACAAGTGCTGGTTCAATCGTTTCGCAAATCAATGCGACTAACAATCAAATTTTGATTGAAGCTGAGAAGATTCGTTTAAAAGGTAAGACCTTGCTTGATGAACTCACGGCTATTCAGGGATATTTCAAGCGATTATTTGTTGGTGAAGGTAATTTTGCTAAGCTAAATGCTGAGATTATTGGTTCAAACACTATCACAGCAGACAAGCTCATCATGGACCAGGCTATGGCTCGGTTATTCGTTTCAAGCGATATTTTCACGAATACGCTTGCTGCTAAAGAAGCTTTCATCAACAAGCTTCGGTCTGTTGTAGTCACTGCGACCTTGCTTGAGGGTTACAAGGGTCGTATCGGAGGATTCCAAATCGGTACGCACGATAAAGACCCTTCCGCTTACTGGCTAACTGGTCAAAACCAATTCGCTGTCGGAATGAGTAATGGTTCTGGACGATGGTACCAGACTGCTCTTTGGGTCAACTGGGGGAATAATTGGGATAATCCTGGAAACAATGCCTGGTTTGTAAAGAATAACGGTGAAATGAACTGTTATAATACCGCACATTTCTGGAATACTCCAGTTGTAAACGGAAATCTTCGAGTTACCGGCCGAATCTTTTATGACAGTAGATCTTCAGGTGGTAAGTTTGGGTATTGGATAAGCTCATCTAGATACACATCTATCGAACCACACAACAGCTATCTCTATCTCTATCCTGACAGCGGGAAATACGACTGGATTACCATGAATAAAGAAATCTCAGACCGTCGATACAAGACGAATATTAAAGACAGTACAGTCTCTGGCCTTGACATTATCAACAGCTTGAAGACGTACAGCTATCGCAAAGAATATGATGGCAAAATCGAGGATATCTCATGCGGTATCATGGCTCAAGATGTCCAGAAGTACGCTCCTGAAGCATTTTTTGAAAATCCTGACGGTGCTTACTCTTATCGAACATTTGAACTTGTGCCTTATTTAATTAAGGCCATTCAAGAACTTAATCAAAAATTGGAGAAATTAGCATGAATGAACAAGATAAACAAATCAGCAGCCTGACAATCAAATCGTTAGGTGAAAAAGTCGGGAATGAGGCTACTCAATCAGCTACGCTCGAAGCCCTCTATACAGTAACTGCTATAGAGCTCAAGCAGATGAAACAAATCATTGAATCTGATGAAGAACTCAAAGCGAAATTTGAAGAAGTGAAAGGAAAAATGACAAATGGCAATTAACAATTATGAGCTAGCAAGTAAGCCTTATACACGAGGCTTTGGGGATAATATCAAGACCGTGGTTGAAATTCGTCTGTCGGAAGGCAACCGTTACAGTACGAACATGCGTGAGCTTTCAGGAGACCGCACGACTGAGCAAGAGGATGTCTTGATTCAAGCGGTGCTAGACATCCTGAAAGCCGAGCTGGATCCAGGCAGCGCTATCGTCAAAACACAGGCGCAGCTTGAACAAGCAAATCAGAAGATTGCGCAAAACGAGAGTGAACAGAATCGACTCTCTGCACTTGCAAATAAAATCGACAAAGTAGTGCGTGTCATGGCTCAAGATTCTATCATGGGTGAAAAAATTGCCTACGGAACAACCTACAAGGAACTTGTCGAACTCTTCCCACTTGTTGAGGAAGGCAAGGTCTATCAACCGGGTGATATGTTTGTGATTGAAGATCCTGAACACGTCGAATTGAATGGCGAAGGCAAGCATGTCTTGATTCAGACAAATCAGGTTTTTACTTACAAAGGCGAGTCTATCAAGCAACTTGAAGGTGGGCCATCTCAAAATGGTTTACTTGCCGTTTGGAAGTGGGATGGAACAAAAAACGACAAACAGACTCAAACATCTAATGAGTTAGAGACAAAACCTGTTCAGTAAAGGAGAATATATGAAAATCGAATTGTTTAACTTTTTTAGAAGCCTGATTCAAACAGAAGATGGTTTAGTATTGTATGCGCTAGGCTTAATTGTGATTCTAGAAATCGTAGATTTTGCATCAGGGACGTTTGCAGCGCTTGCAAATCCAGAAATTGAATACAAGAGTAAGATTGGTATTAACGGCTTGATTCGAAAGATTCTAGGTGTCCTCTTGTTGATGGTATTGATTCCGATGTCTGTCTTGCTACCTGAAAAAACAGGCTTTGCATTCTTGTATTCGATTTATCTCGGATATTTACTTTTTACTTTCCAATCGCTAATCGAAAATTACCGTAAGTTGAAAGGTAATGTGACTATCTTCCAGCCGATCATTAAGGCATTTGAGCGTTTATCTGGCGATAAAAACGATAAGAACGAAGGAGAACAATAATGGATATTGATACAAGTAGACTAAGAACTGACCTTCCACAAGTTGGGGAACAACCATACAGACAAATTCATGCGCACTCAACAGGGAATCCGAACTCGACTGCCCAAAATGAAGCAGACTACCACATGCGCCGTCCTGTTGATTCAGGTTTCTTCTCCCACGTTGTTGGGAATGGCCGTGTAATGCAGACCTGGTACACAGATATGGGAGCCTATGACGTAGGAGGTGGCTGGAACGTTGAAGGATACGGCCAAGTTGAGTTGATTGAAAGCCATAGCACAAAGGAAGAGTTTATGCGTGATTATAAGCTCTATGTTGAGCTTTTGCGAAACCTTGCTGATGAAGCAGGCATTCCGAAAACGCTAGACTCTGACAGCCTAGCAGGAATTAAGACACATCAATATTGCACATATAACCAACCTCGAAACTACTCTGACCACGTTGATCCGTATCCTTATCTTGCAAAATGGGGCATCAGCCGTGAGCAGTTTAAAAAGGATATTGAAGGCGGCTTATCTGAAGCAGGCTGGAAGCGTAATGGCACTGGCTGGTGGTGGGAGGAGTCGGATGGCTCTTATCCAACAAAACGATGGAAGCAAATCAACAATGAATGGTTCTACTTTGACGATCGTGGCTATTGCCTAATCAATCGATGGTTCAACGATGGGAAGGATTGGTTCTATCTTGACAAACGTGGCGCAATGGTCACAGGCTGGATGTTCCTTAACAATCGCTGGTATTTCTTCAAATCAGATGGTCGTATGGCCACTGGATGGGTAAAATACCGAGAAACTTGGTATTTTATGGAAGAAAAAGATGGTTATATGCTATCTAAACAGTTCATTAAGTCAGGCGATGGCTGGTACTATTTGAAGGCGAATGGTGAACTTCACACAGACCCAGCATTCAAAACAGAACCAGACGGACTTATCACCGTCGTTGACAAACCAAAAGAAGAAAAATAAAAACAGAAAGGACTTTCAAATTAGATTACACAAACCGCAGGCAATAGCTTGCGGTTTTTTTGTTTGCAATAATAAAAGCAGTGACCGAAATCACTGCTTATCAGCTGTAGCAAATTCATAAAGTTTTTCCGCTGTGAGAAGTGCCATTTTGTCCATGCTTGTTTTTCCTTTTCTGAGGTCAGAAACAGTAGTCCAAGGAACTCCAGCGCCTTGCGAAATAGCAGATGTAGACATCTGGCTGTCTAATAATTCTTGAATAATTTTCCTCATACTTATTTGTCCTTTTTATTTTTTAGATAAATATATACATTGACTGCAATTATAAAAATAGCTATTGCACTAACCATTGCTTTTCCTCTTTTCATTTGATAAAATAGAGGTGTGAGGGGCTTTCGCCCCAACCTCTTAGCGTTTACCTTTTTCTTTGACGGGATTTCGGTTTACGCTTTTTGTTTTGCCTTGCGACTGTTATTGCAGTCACCAGACTTGCTATGGCAGTTACTGTTTCAGGGATATTATCTATCGCCTTTTCAAGTAACCTAAGCCAATCTTCTTTGTTCAACTTCCTCACCTCCTTTCCTTATCTTGATTATATTATATCACGGTACACCGAGAAAGTCAAGGGATTTGATGAAGTTTTTTAAATTTTTTCGAAAAAAATAGACCTTGTCCAGAGGTCGGGAAGTTGGAGGGGACACCCTCCGTTTTTGCTTATTTAATAGGAAATAATTTTACCTTTTTCATAATAATCTCCCTTAACTCCACCCAATCAGGTGGAGTTTTTTGGCTCTATTTCAGGCTTTTGGGGACTATTCTAAAAATAGTTTTCCGATAACTTTCGCTTAATCTTGTAAAATTTATTGGATAGATTCTAAAGTTGGAGAAACTGAATGGATGAGGATATAAATCTTTGATAAAATGTGTGAACTGTGGGATAATGGAGAGGAATTAAGGATTAGTTCTATATCATGGACTAGAAAAGACCCCAAGCTAACTTCCACATTAAGCTTGGGGTCTTTTTTGACTTTGTTTAGCCATTTATCGACTAAGCGAAGGATGACACCGATCACAATCGGTCCGATGATAGTTTTAAGGATTAGTTCCATCATGGGCTATCTCACCTCCTTTC